CAACCGAATATGGCGTACTTGATACGTCTGTACTAAGTTACTAAGGAGATAAAAAATGGGAGCAGGAGCAGGTTTTAAGACCTTTGTAACCGGTGACGTATTAACAGCTGCCGATACAAATGGTTATTTAATGCAAGGCGTATGGGTATTCGCAAGTGCGGCAGCCCGTGATGCAGCTGTAACTAGCCCACAAGAAGGCAATTTCTGCTACTTAAAAGACACTAACGCAACGCTTTACTACACAGGCAGCGCGTGGGCAACAGTAGGCGGCGGCGGCGGTAAAGTCTTGCAGGTTGTAAACAGCATTTTTACTACTGAAGTTTCAAGCACTACATCAACCTTTGCCGATACAGGTTTAACAGCCACAATTACACCTTCAGCTGCTACTAGCAAAGTTTTAGTATTGGCTACTATGGCAACTTATAAAGATATTTCAAATACAGGTGTATCTTATAGATTGATTAGAACTTCAACAGCAATAGCAAACACATCTAATGCTGCATATACTGGCAATACAGGCGGAGTTGATGTAGGTAGTGTGGCACTTAATTATCAAGATTCGCCAGCTACAACATCTGCAACTGTTTATAAAGTACAATTTGCTTCAGATTCAAACAGTTCTAGAGCAATTATTAACCGCGGCGGAATTCAAGCTAATGCTTCAAGTATTACATTATTAGAAATAGGTGCATAATGGCTTCAGGATCAGATGTCCTTACAATGTTAATTCCCAACGGCGGTTGGGTTATTTATGGCGATGAATACGCAGGTATAAACTTTATTAGCTGCGATGCAATTAGCGAAGCAGAATTTAAGGCTGGCTTTGCTAAGGCAGATCAATGGTTTGCTGATCAAGCCAAAGCCAAGGCAGATGCCAAAGCCGCGCTATTGGTTAAGTTAGGCATTACAGCCGATGAGGCAGCGCTGCTACTGGCATGAGTGCAATCAGCTATAACGGCTGGCCAGCCTCTAAAGAGGTTGAGTCGATCCGTATCAAGTCTTACCCAATCAAAGGTACAAAGATAAAGCTGCGTTGCGCCTATTTTGCTGCGCCTTTACTGGTTGCTTTTGCTGAGCAGTTTCATGAACTGATCGAGCCGATTGATGGCGGCACGTTAGACGATTGGGGCTATGCGTACAGAGATGTTAGAGGCGTACCGGGCAAGTTAAGTAACCACGCATCGGGTACTGCCATCGATCTCAATGCAACCAAGCACCCATTAGGTAAGGCTGGCACTTTCCCAGCTGAGAAAATACCTATGATCCAGGCATTGACTAAAAAATACGGCCTTAACTGGGGCGGTAACTGGACACGCAAAGACGAGATGCATTGGGAGATTGCACAAGATCCCGTAAAGACGGCAAAACTAATACAAAAATTAGGGCTGCAGTACCTATAAACAATAAGGGCATTTAGGAGTACAACCATGAAAGATCAATTACTAGCTGCTGGCCTGTCGTATTTACGCCATGCTGGAACTTGCGCAGCTGCGCTTTACATGTCTGGGGTTACTGATCCTAAGATCCTGGCTAATTCTTTTATCGCTGGCCTTATCGGGCCATTATTGCGTGGGCTTAATACATCCGATAAAACTTTTGGCGTTAAGTAAATGACTGCCGCCCAGTCGCTTTTAGCGATAGCCATAGCAATCTGCACTCTTATCGGGTTTGCGGCTGGGCTGGTACGCCATCTGGTTAAGTATTACCTAAGCGAGTTACGCCAGGATGGCAACGGTGGGCACAATCTACGCGGCCGTGTCGATCGCATCGAGGCCAAAGTTGATAGCATTTACGAGATGTTATTGCAGCGATAGGCGTGTCGGTTATTGACCGCTGTCATACCTAGGCTTTACCCTTAATTTACACGTTAGGCAGGGCTACCTAATTCGGTGTAGCACGGCTTAACCCAAACAAGGGCGAAGTAAATGGATATAGAAAAGGTAGTAGCGTTAGTAATTCTTACTAATATCGGTTGGTTCGTAGTAGGATGGTCGGTTGGTTACAAGGAAGGCATAAAAGACGGCTTTAATCGTGGCCGCGCCTCAGGTTTACGGATGGCAGTAAATACAACTAAAGCGATCGTGCGCAACTCATGACATTTAACCTAGATAACTATGAGGATGTGAACAGCCGCATTAAGCGGTTTAGAGAAACCCATATCTCAGGCAGGATCATTACTGAGATCGTTGAGTTAAACGTCAAAGATGGCTACGTCATTATTCGAGCCAGCGTATTCCGTGAGCATGAGGATGTAGTACCTGCAGCCGTAGACTATGCCTATGAGCTGCGTACTGATCGAGGCGTAAACAGGGATTTCTGGATCGAGAATTGCAGCACCAGCGCAATCGGTCGAGCCATCGGGTTACTAATGCCAAGCGATGCACGGCCTACACGCCAGGACATGGAGAAGGTAGAACGCTTACAGGCTCAGCCTATGGTAGAGGTTGATCTATGGGCTACTGCTACACCTGCAGTAAAGGTTGATGGTGTTGGTAGTGTGCGCCCAGCTGCGGAAACCATCGCAGACATTAAAGCGCAATTAGGTGGCGAGATTGTAGATGCTGCGCCTATCTGCTCACACGGCCGTATGGTTTACAAGGAAGGCGTGAGCCCGAAAACGGGGCAAAAATACCGGGGTTATACCTGTAGCAGTAAATCACGCAGCGATCAGTGCAAACCAATATGGCTATAACTGAGATGTCGCAGATAGTCCAGGTTATATTGGATCGATCGCAGGAGTTACAGGCAGCAGCTAGTGGGTTTGCCCGTAGTACAGGCGAGAAGGCTAATACACCTGATCACGCTGGCCGCTATAACACTAAGATCAATTTTCATGAGTTCGTAGCTGAGCATAGTGAAGCTGCTGGCGCAGAGATCGCAGTCGCGCAGTACATGGGTATCCGTAATTTCATACCTACTGTAAATACTTTCCACGATGAAGCCGATATAACGCTAGGCAATCTAGGGTTTGAAGTTAAGTGGACTAAGTACATAAATGGACATTTAATCATCCATAAAGATTACCCACGCCTAAACGATGTGGCGATCTTGGTCTGTAATAAGTCACCTGTCTATCAAATCATCGGCTGGATGCCCGTGCTATGGGCTAAAAAGGCTAAGTATTACAACCCTGCAGATGGCAATTTCTGGGTATCTCAACGTGAGTTATTCGAGATGGATACATTAAGGAAGTCGATCTATGGCACTACTCAGGATTAACTGCCGTGTTTGCGCCAAGATCGGTAGCGGCATGCAGACTCATAAAATCGTAGATGAATTCATTAACCTACCGCCTAACGTAGTTTGCGTTCAATGCTTAGGCTGTGGCGTTATGGGCATCGAGATGTTACTGGATACCGAACGGGCTAGAGATGAGGATATAGATGCTTAACGAGCTAAAGATTATATGCAACTGCCAAGACTATAAAGAGATGAGCTTGTCGGTTCACCTGGTCAATGGCATCGTGCCGATTATTATCATTAAGTGCGAAAACTGCGAGGCTAATTACACGGTTATGCCTAATTCGGTGCAGCATGCCTAGTTACTTGTATCGCTGCGATCAATGTGGCGCAGAACTAGAGATGAATCACCCGGTAAGTACACACGGCGACAGCGCACCCTTGTGCTGCAGCTACCCAATGATGCGCGTGTTTAGCGCGCCATCGATCATATTTAAAGGAACAGGATGGGGTAAAGATAAGTGAGCAATTTAGAGATGCGTACGATATTGCAGGATTTAAGAGAATTACTAGCTAAAGAGATCGAGCATAAGTTTATGCCGTTACATGTATGCCAGGTATGCGACAACTTAGCCACGGGCGCGTTAGTCGAGCAGATTGTTGCCACAATTAGGGGCGATAATGACTGATCTAAATGACTGGAAAATGGCCGAACGTATAGCCGAAAACAGCAAAACCTTTAAAACACCGCAGCAAGTTATATCGGCCTTTGATGATCTAATGAAACAAGTAGAAGCGGATGGCAACGATGACTAAGCAGCTTGGTGAGAAGTTTTACACAGTTCTGGATAACGGTGTGTATAACTTATGTTGCGATAGCATCCAATTTAAGTACATGTGCAAAACCTGTGGACAAAACGCAGGCTGCTACTTTTGCGACTTTAACCCAGATGAGAAGCATGAGTGCGATGAGTAGCGACACGCCCAAGATCACGCGTAAATTGAAATGGATTTGGTGGTATGTGCTACCATCTATTCTTGTAACAGCATTTAATAATAATGCTTATGCTATTAATAATAATGATATAGAGAAAGAAAAATATAAACTCTATAGTCATATAAAACTAACTAACAGTAGGCAATACCTATGTCTAGAGAAGCTTTGGCATTTAGAGTCCAGGTGGAGTCCAACAGCTGATAACAAACACAGTACAGCTTATGGAATACCACAGCTATTAAAGCTAAAGACTAAAGACCCTTATAAGCAGATAGATGCAGGCCTTATCTATATTGCTAAACGTTATGGCACACCATGCAAGGCGTTGGCGTTTCATCTAAAGACCGGACATTACTAATGGCTAAGCGAGGCGATCCACGCAGCCAACGTAAGTACAAGGCGATCAGGCTTACAGTCTTAGCAAGGGATCAATACACCTGTTACTACTGCAACCAACCAGCTCATACAGTCGATCACATAATCCCAGTATCCAGATCAACTGAGGCTGAGGCATACGATCCTAACAATATGGTTGCCTGCTGTAGTCGATGCAATAGTAGGCGTGGATCTCGTAATCAGGCTGTTTTTTTAGCACAAGCGGCTACCCCCCCTGCCTTTTCGTCCTGTTTATCCCCGAACATGGTCGAAACGGTTCACAAAGGCCCGATGACTGGTAATCTCTAGAAAATGACACTAGAACTGGTAGAAAATAAACCAGCCCTTACAGGGGCTGTGATGCCTCGCCTGCATACGCCATGGGTCGAAGGCGAATCTAAGGTAGATGCCATTATTGAACTTGCCGAACGTATTGGCCAGCCTTTACTAGAGTGGCAGATCGTGATCCTGCGCGATATGTGCGCCGTAGATGAAAACGATCAGTTCGTAAAAAAATCTAGCTTGTTAGTTTGTAGTCGCCAATCAGGTAAAAGCCATGTACTGCGCATGCGCGTACTAGCTGGGCTGTTTTACTTCGGCGAAATGAATATCCTCATTATGAGTTCGCAGATGCTCATGGCCTCTAAGTCGCTTGAGATCATGGCAGGCATTATTGACCGCAACGAGTTTCTACGCCGCGACGTTAAAGGCGGCAATATCGAGAAGGCTTACAAGCGCACTAACGGCAATAACCGAATCATCCTAGAATCAGGCGCGGAAGTTCGCGTAGTAGCTGCGACTGCAGACTCTAGCCGTGGTTTAACTGCCGATGTAGTTTGGATCGATGAGCTGCGGCATGTCGGTACAGAGGCGTTAGATGCCGTAAAAAGTACAACCCTTACTCGCCCTAATTCGCAGCGGTTTTATACTTCCAATGCTGGCTTTAAAGATAGCCACGTACTCAACGATATGCGTGAAAGATCGCTTAATAAGCCGCCTAAGTCGGTGGGCTATTACGAGTACAGCGCGCACGATGGCTGTGACATCTGGGATCGATCAGCCTGGGCGATGGCTAACCCGTCATTAGGCTTATTGATAACCGAAGCCGCCATGGAGGAGATAGTCGCTACATCGGATTACAGCGCGGTAATGACTGAGAACTTATGCAAGTGGGTAGGCACGGATCTATCGCCGTGGACACCTGGCAGCTGGGATGAGTGTGCTGATCCTGATCTAATTCTTTCGCCTGGCATGTATTCGATGTTTGCATTTGATATTGAGCCACACGCTAAACGCCACGCGGCTTTAATGGCAGGTGCAATATTGCCCGATGGCCGTATAGGTATTAGCTTGGTTAAAACCTGGGAATCCGATCGCGCGATCGATGAGCTAAAGATTGCCGTAGATATAAAGGCTTACTGCGATGAGTGGATGCCTAAGCAAGTTCTGTTCGACAAATATACCGGGCAGGCTATTGCCGATCGCCTACATAACTCAGGCGTAAAAATAGAGGACTGCTCAGGATCGCAGTTCTACGTTGCCTGCCAGACGTTTAAAGATTACATCGATAACAAGCGCGTAGTACACGGTAATCAAGAATTTTTAAACGAGTCTATGGATAACGTAGCCGCAAAATCCAACGACCAAGCCTGGAGAATTATACGCAAGCGATCCAGCGGCAGCGTAGCCGCGCCGATCAGCGCAGCCATGCTAGTTATGCACTTATCTAAGCCAATGCAAGAAGCCAAGATATACGCCTAGCGACACGCCGAACACAATCGGTAATATGCTTGACAATTTGAGAAAATCCCACCTATGGGATTACTGGAAACTTTAGGCTTTAAGGGTAAGGCAGAAGTTACTGCCCAATACGCCCCTGCCATCATGGATACCAGCTACGGCGTAGGCATGTACAGCTATAACAGCGGCCTATCTAACTATGGTTATGGCGTTGCGATGGATCGCAATTTAGCTTTGCAGGTTGCCAGCGTTAGCCGTTGCCGTAATTTAATTGCAGGCGTTATATCTAGCATTGATCTTGGCTTGTACAAAAAATCTACAGGTAAGAAATTAGAGTCCCCGGTATGGCTAGATCAAATGGATATTCGCCAACCACGCAGCGTTACGATCGCCTACCTGGTCGATGCGTTGCTGTTTTATGGGGTTGGGTATCTTAGGGTTTCATCGTTGTACCAGGATGATAATCGCCCATCAGGTTTTGAATTTATATCTAATACACGCGTTACCGTAACTACAAACAAGTACGGCGATGAAGTTGAATATTATGCAGTCAATGGCGAACGCGTACCGATGTCTGGTATTGGTTCGCTAGTTACATTTCAATCGCTACTGCCAGGTGTATTACAAACTGGTGGCCGCACTATTCAAGCTGCGTTAGATATTCAAAAAGCTGCAGCAGTTGCAGCAGCTACGCCAATGGCAACTACTATTTTAAAAAATACTGGTGCAGATTTACCAGAGGCGCAAGTACAAGGTTTACTCGCAGCTTGGAAATCGGCGAGAAATTCGCGTTCAACTGCATACTTAACTAGCACTTTAGAGGCGCAAAATATTGGCTTTAGCCCTAAAGATATGACTTATAACGAGTCATCACAATATCTTGCTACAGAGATCGCGCGCTTAATGAACGTGCCTGCGTATTACATAAGCGCAGATATGAATAACAGTATGACGTATCAAAATATTTTAGATGGCCGTAAAGAATTTGTAGCATACTCATTACAACCATTTATTAGCGCAATCGAAAATCGTTTAAGCATGGATGATCTAACTGCGCATGGTAACGTAGTACGTTTTGCTATCGATGAAACTTTCCTACGCGCAGATACTATGGCGCGACTTGACTCAATAGAAAAAATGTTAAACCTTGGCTTGATAGATGTATCGCAAGCGCAACAGATGGAACAATTAACGCCTAATGGATCAGGAGATACCGAAAATGTTACACTTAACGTTTAATAACTCAATCGAGGCGGCAGATACAGAACGCCGCATGATCTCAGGCAAGATTGCGCCATACGGCGAAGTCGGTTATACATCTGCCGGGCCTGTTGTATTTGAACGCGGATCTATTTCAATTCCAGATGTAACAAAAATTAAATTGCTAATGCAGCATGACAGCACAAAGCCAGTAGGTCGCGCTACATATTCTAGCGATGATGAAAGTGGCATGTATGCATCTTTTAAAATTTCAAGTAGCAGCCGGGGACAGGATGCACTTGTACTAGCTCAGGAAAACCTTGTATCTGGTTTATCCGTTGGTGTGGATGTATCCGCATCAAAGCAGATGAAAGGCTACCTGTTAGTTACCGCTGCAGTCCTGAAAGAAGTAAGCCTAGTAGAGTCGGCTGCTTTTGATTCAGCGGCCGTAACTGATATTGCAGCTGCTAAAGCTGCACTAGAAGCAGCAAGTACCAAAACCACAATCATCCATACAGAGATGATTGAAACCGAAACCGAAACCGAAACCGAAAGCGAGGCAGCTGTGACTACAGCCCCTATTGATACACCGGATGTACCGGCAGAAAAACCAGTCGAGGCTGCACCAGTTCAAGCAGCTCGCCCAATTATTCGCCCATCCGTATTAGACAGCCAGACAGTACGCACACCGATCACATCTATGGGCAAGTACACAGAGCATAAGATTCAGGCTGCTTTAGGCAACCAAGATTCCCAGCTATATGTAACAGCTGCAGATGATTCTTTTACTACTAACCCAGGATTTAACCCAACACAGTACCTAAGCGAGTTTGTTACTAACACACGTTTTGGTACACCTACTATTGATGCATGTAGCCAAGGCGTTTTGCCACCTACAGGTATGACAATTAATGTGCCTTCACTTGTGACATCTGCAGGCGGCGGTACAGGCGTAGCACCTGTTGTAACAGTTGAGGCCGAAGCAGGCGCAGTACAAAACACAGGTATGGAAACTTCTTACCTTACTGGCACCGTGCAAAAATATTCTGGCATGAATACGCTAAGCGTAGAATTGTTAGAAAGAGCTGGATACCCTGGCTTTTATGACGAGCTTACACAGCAACTACAAAATGCTTATTTAACAGCTATTGATACAGCTGCGCTAGTAGCATTACAAGCAGCAGGTTCATTTGGAACTGCAACAACAGGCGACAGCGCAGGCATTATTGCTTATTCATCAGAAGCTGCATCTGCTGTTTACAAAAATACAGGTTACTTTGCACAAAACTACATTGGAAACCCAGCGCAGTACCAGGCACTATTAGGTGCTGTTGATACAACTGGCCGCCCAATTTACAACGCAATTCAACCAATGAACGCAGCAGGCCAGGTTGCACCTTCATCAATTCGCGGCAACGTGCTAGGACTTGATCTATATGTAGATAAGAACTTTACACAAACTGCGTTCGATGATAACTCAGCTGTAATTCTTGCACCTGAAGCATTTACAATTTACCGCAGCCCACAGGCATACATGTCTGTAAACGTAGTATCTAATCTGCAGGTTCAGGTTGCTATCTACGGCTTTATGGCAACTATTGCAAAAATGCCTAATGGCATTATTAAGTTCGCAAAGCTACCTTAAACAATAACCCTAATAGTCGGTAGGGCATTAGCCCTTTGCCCTACCGACCCTAACTAAGTAAGGAGTACCGATGCCAGCTAGTTACGTTACCGTAGCCGAGCTACGTGCCAATTTAGGTATCGGTACTCTTTATTCAGATAGTACGGTCGAGGAGTGCTGCCAAGCTGCTCAGGATCAAATCAACAGTTTCCTTTGGTTTGATTCTGCGCCAGTCGTGGGGACTGCATTGGTAAGCAACGTTGCGACCGTAATGATCGCCAACCCCGGCATATTTACTGCTACACAATCGGTAACTATTGCCGGGGCTGGATCAACCTTTAACGGCACTTACACAATTACAGGCACTATCCCTTTTTCAACAGGTACATCTAATATCTTGCCTGCGTTTAATCTGCAGCTAAACTATTTCCAATACCCACAGGGTTATAGTTTTATTCAGTATGCCAAGGTTGCAGCTAATCAGAATTTCCGCCGTGTATTGCCTTATGGCACAGCAACAGGCGAGGATACAAAGACAGCCACATACGTAAATACAGCAAGCGTTAGAGAAGCTGCGATGATCTTGGCCGTAGATATTTGGCAAGCGCGCCAGGTATCTCAGACTGGCGGCGTAGGGCTAGATGGCTTTAGCCCATCCCCTTACCGCATGGGCAACAGCATGATAGGCAAAATTAGGGGCTTACTAGCCCCGTACATGAACCCGAATAGCATGGTGGGGTAAATGCCTACCGCTGCGATTACCACGTTGCGTAGCACCATCGCAACGGCTTTAACCAATAACGGCGTATGGTCGGTATTCGCTTACCCACCTGCAACCATCCTGGCTAACAGCTGCGTAGTGATCCCAGCCGATCCATACCTAACGCCTAGCAATAATAGTTATATAACTATCTCGCCTATGGCTAATTTTAAGATTCTGCTAACCGTGCCAATGTTTGATAACCAGGGCAACCTGCAGGGCATCGAGGATTTTATCGTTGCAGCCTATACAAAACTAGCTGCATCCAATCTTGTATTTAATATAACTAGCGTTAGCGCGCCCGGTGTATTAAATGCTGATAGCGGCGATCTATTAACAGCCGAATTCAATATATCCATACTAACGAGCTGGAGTTAAACCATGTCATACACAGATGAGGATATTGCCTTCTTAATCAAGATTGGGCAGATCAAAGAAGCACCAAAAGAAACAAAGACCAAAGCACCCGTAACCGAGCAGATCGAGGAATAAACAAATGGCCGTATATTTAAATAATACCGTTGTGGTAACGCTGAACTCAATAGTTCTATCAGATCACGTTACAAGCGCAACAATCAACCGTGTATTCGATGAACTCGAAGTGACTGCTATGGGCGATACAGCTCATAAGTTTGTTAAGGGTTTAGAAGCATCCACAATTACTTTAGATTTCCTAAGCGACTTAGCTGCAGCAAACGTAAATGCAACGCTACGCGCTGCATGGGGAACAACAGTACCTATCACGCTAAAGCAGACAAGCTCAGCAGTAGGTGTAGATAATCCTTTATACAGCACTACAATTTTGGTAAACAACACCACAGATATTAATGGTGCTGTTGCTGACATGGCTACACAATCGATTACATTTACTTGTAATTCACCAATCGTAGTTACCACCGCTTAACAAACAGAATAGGGGCTAACAAATGGCTAAATTAAAAATAATCAAAGTAGATGGCCAAGTATCTGAGCATCAGATAACACCATCTATCGAATACGCGTTTGAACTTTACGCAAAGCAAGGTTTTCATCGTGCTTTTCGTGTTGAAGAAAAACAGACAGATGTCTACTGGCTGGCGTGGGAGTGTTTAAGAGCTGCAGGCGAAACCGTGCCAATGTTCGGTGCAGAGTTTTTAAAAACACT